ACGAAAAAGGTAAAGACAAATATGGGCGCACTTTGGCTGTTTTATACAATGGCAATCAAGACATAAACGCTCAAATGGTTATCGATGGCTACGCGTGGGCGTATGATAAATTTTCAAAAGATTACGTTGCCTTTCAGCAAAACGCGCAAGCGCTTAAAAAAGGGCTTTGGATCGATAAAGATGTAGTTCGTCCCTCTGATTTTAGAAAGCTCAAAAAATCATCTAGGTAGTGATGTGCCGCCGTCGGTGTCGTTGTGGCTGTGCCCAGTTAGATCGCCTCTTGCGTCGGTTATGTTGCCAGTTGTGGTCAGATTTCCTTTTATTTTCAAATTTCCATTGATACTAAACTCGCCACTTCCGCCGCCGTCTCCTGATGTGGTGATCGAGCCTTGTATGTTTGTGTCGCCTAAAATTTGCACGCTAGGACTTTTTATAGTGGTTTTTTGCGCGGTTAAATTTGCGTTTTTGCAAGTTACGTTTATATCGTTTTGCACCACTATATTTATCACTTTTGGATTTGTGATTTCAAGCGTTGAGCTTGATGTATCGTAGCTTATTATCGTGCCGTCCTCGTACTGGCTTACCTCTTTTGTTGTGCTTGCGTCGCTTGGCGTGCTAAAGCTCACATTTAAAAAGCTGCCTATCGCGATCTTTGCTCCGCCAAAATCGACTAGCATAACTTGTTCCTCAACTCGTGGCGGCGTAAAGCTTCTTTTGTATGAATTTGCAAATTGCAAGTAAGGTATAAAAGGTGTTATAGTGCCTAAATAATCAACCCTTACAAGCTCGTTTTTAACCTCGCATATTTTGCCTAAAAATAGCTCTCTCATGCTTCCCAAAGCTCGCTTTTGTAATAAATTTTTAGCGCGATCGTGCTTAGGATATACTCATCATCGTATAGCTCAAAGCTCTCACGATTTAGACTTGTTTGCTCTATCTTTAGAAATTTGCTTTTATACTCTTTTAGTGCATTCAAAACGGCTTTTATTATCTCATTTGATGCTTTGTATTTCGCAGTTATCATCCGCACCTCAACGCTTAGAGCGTGAGAGATGCTAACAAATGCATCGTTTTCGATAGTGTCGTCGGTGTCTTTTATGATGATTATTGGTAGGTCTTTACGTTCAAATGCTGGAGTTAAAAAAAGCTCCACATTCTCGCAAAGTGGCTTAAGCAGGGTAAAAAGATCGTTAATTATTGTTTCTCTTTGCATTTTATGCCTCTTTTAGATATAGCCGTTTTGTTACTTGGTTTTCAAGCTCGATTTTGGTGATGATATAACCTTGTTCGTTTATCATTACCTCATCTTTAACTCTTAGCTTTATACCATCGTTATCGCTAATTAGCGCCGTCGTCTGCGTTGCAACTGCTCCATCATCAAAGATCACTTTTGTGTATTTGTTGAAGTGGCAATTAAGCACTATATCGTCTTTTGTTAAAGTGGCATTTGTCTTTTCAAAAAGGCTCTTTACGTCTCTTTTTACCATCTGCATATTTAGCATTTTAGCCCTCGATGCCGTCTAAATCAACGCCTAAGTCATCATCTTCGCTATCATCTGGTCGCTTTTTATCTTGCTTTTTAGCTTGTTTTTCTTGCTCTTTTACGTTTGTGCCTCTTAGGTTTTTAGGTTCTTTTTGCTTTTCACTACCTGCTACTGGCTCGATGCATTTTATATCGACGAGCCTTTTTATAAAAAGCTCATCCGTGCCAGATGCGAATTCTATCTCGTCGCCTGCTTTATAGTTTTTTGTTGATATTCTCGTGTTGTAAAGAATTTTATACTTCATTTTTTACCCTTTTTAAATTGCCAACGCTCTATTTTTCCAGCCGTTGGCGTAAATTTTGAGTTTTGGATTTTTGCTGACTAGGCTTGCGTAATATGCGATCTCATAGCTGTCAAATTCAACGTTAAATTTGTCTTCGTCGTATGCGTTTAGCGCATTTAATGTTTGCACCCCCATAACTCCATCAACTGCTACATTTAAAAGCGTTTGAGTGAGCTTTATGGCTACTTTTGTGCCTACATTTACGCCAAAAACAAATATCTCGCTGGCTTTTAAGCCGCTTTCTACCTCATCAAGCCGCATCTTATCCCAAAACTCTCGCTTATAAAACTCATAGACTAAAGCCACAAGATCGCTGTTGTTATAGAGTATAACGCTAGCTTCTTTTAAGCTTTTGCCCTTTAGCACTTGTTTTACAAGCTCCCATCCCTTAAAATCAGGATGGGCACACTCATAAATTCCAAAAAATGTCAAGCCGTTTTCGGTTTCGTTCTTATGCAGTGCAAGGCTTGGGCTGCTAAATTCAAGCCTCATTAAAAATTGCATAGACTTAGTGAAATTTGACATTTTTATGCGCTTGTTTTTGAAATTACAAATGATTTTTCACGTGCAAGTTTGGCATCTACATCTAAATATAGCTCTAGAATAATATCGCCGCCCCTCTCATTGTGAGTAAGTAGCTCAATGCCTTTAAATGAGCCGATAAAGATGTCTTTAAAATCGCCAAATACTACATCGCCGCTTTTAATAAGCTGTGTCGTAAAGTATGGATAGCCTTGTAGATTTCCTAGCTCCTCGATTAGCATCTTTTCGTTTGACATGCCGCGCGCTGTTGCTTTTAGCTTGCTTACATCGCTATTTTTTAGCGCAAATTTAGCGTTTGCAATATTGCCGTTGTTATTTTCTAGCGTGTCACCAAAGCTTAAAGTTTTTTCTAATGTCGGAGCAGTCATATACCCTGCGATACTTGGTACTCCGCTTATCTCGAAAATGCCTTTAATTACGCCTTTGCCATAAAGGATAACTTCTTCAAGTTTTTTACGTATTGCAAATTTCATTGCTTTATAGGCAAAACTTTCAAGTCCAAAAGCTGACATATTCATCATCGTTCTTGTGATCCTAATAGTTGCGAGCAACGTATGAGGCTCAAGGATGATCTTGTCAAATGATAAGTTTTCGCTATCTCTGCTTTGTCCTTCTTCTACAAAATCGGCGGTAATGTTTGAGTTATTGCGTGGTATCTCTACTCTTTGGCTTAGCCCATCAAGCCAGCTACACTCGCTCAAAAGCGGGCTTTCTTTTTTTACTTCTTCGATTAACAAATCGTCTCTAAATTCAGTCGCGATCGCGCCTGCGCCTTGTGTCGTTGTTGTGATGCTGTCATTAAATCTCGCGCCAAAGTCAGGTGGCAAAACAAAGCGACCATTGCTTTTATTAAAGTAGTTTTCTACTTCAAAGCCTAAATCTGCCGTGCTGGCGTTGCCTGCATTTTTGATTATGTTTGCTAGGCTAAATTCTTGCGTGTTCTCTCTTTTCATAATGTTAAACTCCTTTATGTCGTTGGTTTTTTGTTGTTGTTCTTTTATCTTGCTACTAAATTCGCTAAAGCTCATCTTGTTTTTTATAGCCTCGAGCGCTTCATTTTGCTTGCCTAAAATTTCGGCTAGCTCGATGATCTCTCTTGTTTCGTCTTTTTCCTCAGCTTTAAGCTCTATTTTTTCATCTGCTTTTTGTATTTCTTGCTCTTGTGCTTTTGGTTTTTCTTGCTCTTTTGCAAAATTTGCCACTTTCGCATTTGGATCAGCTCCTTGCCACACCGCACTAAGCTCATTTATTACGCCGTTTTTTATCTCAAAATGCTCGATACCATCTATCGGCTCGCACTCTTTTAGCTCGTAATTTTTAAATCCTACGCTCACGCTATCGCTAAAACCTGCTTTAAATTTGGCGTATGCTTCACGGCTTTGGCTTACCTCATCGTTGAATTGTACGATCACTTTAAAACCCTTATCGTCTAGCTTTGTATCTATGATCTTGCCGATAGCGTTTTCAAAACTTACATCATGGTCCAAATATAGCGTCGTAGCTTCAAATTTCACGCCGCTTAAATCCACGCTTAAATAATACTCGTCGCCAAAAAATGAGTAGCGTTTATGCAAATTATTATGACTTAGCGCCAAAAAGCTTATAGTTTTAGCTTCGTCATTTATCGCGTTATCTGCCAAAACGGCTTTAAATTTAGATAGATCCTCATTTTGTAGATTGATCTTGTTCATCAATTTCTCCTTTTATAATTTTTATTTCTCTTAGCTTCTCCACTAGCTCTTTTTCTTTCTCTAGCTCGTCCATAAAATCATCAAGCTCAACGCCTTTTTCTCTTAAGACCTCGGTTATAGTTTTAAATCCTGCACTAATGGCGATCTTGTTCGCATTTACCTCTTTTACTGGGTCGATATACTCCCATCCCTGAGATTTAAACGTGAAGTGCCCTATTAGCTGCTTATAGTCGCTTGGCTTGATGCGTCCTGCGATTAGTTCGCACTCCATCCACCTTTTAAAAACTTCGTCGTGAAATTTGCGCTTTATAAAATTTTGTATTCTTTTAAAATTTCGGCGCTCTGCGATCGTGCCTTGACGGATTGAGCTGTAATTTACTTCCCTCAAATCGCCAGTATAAGTGGAGTAGCTAAGTCCTAACGAGCGAGCGACATCCCTATCGGTGCTTTTTAAAAAATACTCCATATTTATAGGATTGTGCGGCTCTACAAATTGCGGAGTGATGCCATCCTCTAAAAATGTAAATGTGCCAGTCTGCACGCTTTCAGGCAAATTTATCTCTTTTTGTCTTATCTCGCCGTCATCGCCGTACTCGACATTACCAAGTATCGACCCCTCGTCTTTGTGAGTAAAAAATCCAGTTAGCTCGCTCGCAAGCCTTGCACGGTCAAGCTCTGCTTTTTTTAGCTTGTCTTTGCTGTGAGTGTCAAAGATTGCACTTGCTAGCTTGCTTACACCTCTTTTTTGCTTTGAAAGTGATGCTTTTTTTATATGTATGATCTCGGATGCTGGGATCACTTCATATTTACCATTTTTAAGCAGGCGATAGTATGCTTTTGGCGTCATCTCTCGCTCGGCATCGTACTCGATGCCGTAATATATATGTTTGCTCTCGTCGGTTAGGTCGTTGTCTATGTCTTCAGCGTCAATTAGCTCGATTTGTAGCATATCGCCTTTGTGTAGCTTGATAAATGCCTCGCCGTCGCGATAAAGCGCAGTTAAGATCATCTCCTCATAATCGCCAAAATCATAAACGCCATATTTGCAGCATATATGTTCCCACTCAAAAAATGATTTTTGCACGGCTTGATTTAGATTTTTCTTTGGTGTGGTTATATCAAGGATAAATCCTTGCTCGCCGTAAATTTCACTGCATAGCGTCTCAAAAAAGCCACTTGTTAGAGATACTGACGTGCTTATACTGCGTGCTTGCTTTCTTAGCTTTG